ATCCGCATCTGGGTCGTAGAGACGTGCGATGCCGTACTCTGCTTTGCTGGCTTTTTTCGTTTTGGTTTCGTTGTAGCTGACGACTTCTAGGTTTGAAATCTTTACGTCATTGAGTTCCGTGAGGGTATTGATCTCACGGTCGGGACTTGATAGGTTGTCGGCACTCAGAACTTCGCCGGTAGTTACGTCCTCAAGACCTCTAGGTGAGACCTGTAGACCTTCTTCGTTAAAGCCGTTGCAGAATACTTTGCCCCCTGCTTCATTAGTGAAGTAGTAAGTAAACTTGTTCTCGGGGCTGAGGGTTTGCTGGTAGTCAGGTAGTGCCTTGGTGTAGTTAAGGAAGCCAGCCCATTCCCACGCTTGACCGAATAGACGGATGTTGGTGGGACGACGCAGTTCAAACCGATAAGCGGCTGAAACTACTTCAGTGTCTCTGCTGTCTTCATCCTTAAATGCGAGCAGTGTACTTGCGTCTGCGCCAAAGTTTTGAAGTTGCTGGAACGTTCCAATGTAATCAACGGAAGATTCGATTTGAGCAACGATTTCAGGATCACTTAAACTATTGCCGAGTGTAAAATTATCTGACGATACAGGGCTTGACTGGTCATCTTTGTCAAAGACCAAGATTGGCTGAGCGTTTTTGAAGTTACCCTCAGGTGCATAGTCTTCCTGCATATGCACGAAGTTTTCAGCAAAGTCGCGTTCGAAGTCGGTGTTGTCTCCATTAACATTTACCCGAGCGACAAAATGCTTATTGTCTCTGCGGACCGTATCGCCTTTGCGGTAAAACTTGTTTGGGTTAAATGAGCTTTCGGCTGGTGGGCGTTTTACATAAGTCAGTTCAATTCTGACGTCTTGCGCACCACTGCCAGGTTGGTCGATAGACTCAGAACCACGGATTGATGAAACTCTCTGTTCCCACTTGGTGCCGTTGACAGGTTGCAGAACATAATCACGGACAGGGAGTCTGTTTCCAGATTGACGACCGAAGACACGCAGGCTGCAGCGGCGCTGCTCAACAGTACGAGTGTCTAAGAAACGTCGCACGTAAACGCGCAACCCAGGGAGACCGGGGAACAGTGAGAAGTCTGTTTCGCTAGCGTTTGAATCAGGGGTATTGCCTTGGTCTGTTTCAAAACCGGAGACAACTGTGATCGTGTTGCTGCCGTTATAGGGGTTATTGGTAAGGATTGCGCGGTAGTCAGGACCGTTGGGGTTATCGATCCAGATGTAGTCACCGCCTTTTAGGCTGTAACCTTTGGAGTCCAGGATTTCTGGCTGGTCTTCGTTAGATCGACCTGGGACTAAATCTTGGAGCAGCTTGATCTGGGTGTTAGCACCGTTGGTCGTATCGACGAAACCAAGGGTGATTTCAGTGACCTGACTTCCTAGGGTGAAGGGGTCGACAGCGGATCTAACCTCTCTGACTTGGAAGTCAGAGTCAAACTGCTGAGCTTTACGGCGGAAACCTTCTGCTAGACCGGCGACACCGCCGAAGTTTGAGTTGCTATTGGTAACAGTCAGCTCGCCGCCGGATTCTGCCCAGTGGTGAACACCTTGACCGATAGCGAAGACACTGACCTCTTGAATAATTGAATCGTTTACCGCACGAACATGGCACGACCTTTTGCCGATCGCCATTCGTACGTCATTAGGATCCAAAGAAATATATTCGTTGTAAGCACTGGCATTATTTGCAGTTGAGCTAAGTGGAATCCATTGTCCAGCTTCATACTTTTCCCAGCAGCGCATATCACGCTGAAGGCTAACTCCAGTGAATTGGGCCACAACCATGGAGCGGAAGCCATCCGATTCATCACCGTTGGCAAAAATTCCGCACAGTCCGTAGATTGAACGGATAGAGCAGTTGTAGATATAAGGACTTGCGCTTGCGACTGTATCGGTGGGGTCTGTCGGAATGTCGGGCTTTGGTCCGGTGATTTCAAATTCTGTCTTTTGAGCAACAGTGTTTTCAGGACTGATCTCTGCTGATGCAAACGAGGATAGGACTTTCTGATAGAGCACATCAAGCTCTAGTTCGCTTGCAAATTCAAAACAATGCAGCAGGTGGTGCGTTGCTTCTGCTGTTAAATTGTCCCTGAAAGTAATGCCGTAGTAGTAGCCACCACCCGTGACTTTGAAAATTGAACGGCGGTTGCTGTAATCTGGATTTTCGTCCTCAGGACCCGTGACAGTAGCAGGGCGAATAACTGTCTTGCGTAGGTCAAGGCTAATCAAACTGCAGCCACGAGGCAGAATGACAGCACCCTTGACGGGGTCATTGAAGTCGCCTAGATCGTCGATACTGAGTTCTGTTCCGTCCTCAATAGCAGGGAACGCACCAGCGGTAAAGGAAATGCCTTCTTTGTTTTCAACGATGTGCTCGCCAGACGACAGCACAATGGTTACCAGTGCTCTTATCTTGGCAGCATCGTTTAGGTAGTCACGGCTGGTGATGATCGCAGCTTCTAGTGCTGCTCGGTTAACGGTTTTAAATGGACGTGCCTCGGTGTAGCCACACTCCAAACGCTGGTTACTGATTCGGCGCTCCAGCTCTGCTGGGGAGTTAAATTGCCCGCCGACAAAGACGTCACTTCCTGTGTAAGGGTTGACGTAGAGAATGTAAGGTGCGTTAAGGGGGTCTTCTGGAACGTCTGCATTACCTGCCAGCTGCCGCATTTCGTCGGCAATGACGTCCATCTGCTGGCGGAATTCGCCCTGTGGAATGTTAAGGTCACCCAACGAGCCAGGGTCGCCTGCCTTATTTAATTCCGTCATCAGCCAAGGGCTTGCAGTCTTGTCTTAGTCTACGCCGCTTGCAGAAGCTTAATTTCTCCTGTTGTCACGAACTCTGCCGTTCCCGCGATAATTTGATCCGGTCTGACATTGATGGCGGTCTGAGTTATTAAAATGTTTGCTTTGTAGTACAAAGAACCGCCTAGTGGTGGGAAGCAGGTGTTTCTGTTGCAGCCATCGTTTTCGTATAAGTAGAACCACGCCTCAGTACCAAGTTCACCGCCACTGCAGCCACCTTCGGTGAGCATTAATAGGTTGAGCAGCAGCCAACTGCCCTCCTCACGGTCCTCCTCAAAGCAAGCCCGATCAATAAAGAATTCAAACGATCCACCGCCGTTGACCAGAGACTTGATATTCTCTCCGAATTTTTCGCCGACTAGTGTAGTGTCGATTGCTGGGGCGTCTAGGTTGAGGCTGTATTCACGGATGTTGCAAAGGGCTTGAGGTACTGGGAACTGTGTGGCAGGTCGTGGCAGTACATCTGCGTTGCCGTATTCAGCTGTAGAAGCAATCGGGAAGTCATACTCTGGGGCTGATACGCAAATTGAAACGCTGGTGGCTTGGTCTTGCACATCGCTGAAACCGTAGGCTCCAGTTGAAACCAGGCAGTCGTCAAATAGGCACTCCCACTTGGCGTTGGCATACTCAGCCGTTCCAGGGGGACGTAGCGTCAGTGTGTCGAAAGGTGGCGTTTGGGCTAGTTCAACAGAACTACCGGGGCAACCTGCGATTGCTGCGCAGCGGGACTCGTAAAAACGCAGCCTGCCAAACTGATCAATACCGATCCAGTAGCATTCTTCCTTACTGAGCTGGTCTTCTGGGATGCCGCCTACGCCGTTGACCGCGTAGAAGTTAGCGTCATCGCCAAAGGCTCCCTCAGGATAATCTTCGGTTGCATCTTTGTAGAAGATGTCTGATTCGCTGGAAATCTGAGTTCTGTTTGGTCCTAGAAATAGGCTGCTGCCTTGGTAACTTGCGTAGCCCGCGACATTGGATGGGAACTGACCGCCCCCAGCAATGGGTAGACCGTTGATGCAGGCGAGGTCTCCGCTCAACCACCCCGATAGGTTTGTGGCGTAAGCGCTGCAGTCTGGAAGGTAGTCTTCAGGCGGTAGCTCTACCTGCGGTGGCGTGGGGCGTTTGAAAAGTACCCGTCCGCCCGATCCAAGGATTGGCATCAGAACACACCTTTAACAGTTCCCGTGACCTGGAACGACAGATTGACAGCAGTAGCCTCCCCTACGTTGACGGCGGTGCCGACCTCTGTGATTAAAACTTCGCATTCAAACGTTCCAGCGCCGCCGGGGAAGTTGCACTTGTTTAACACAAAAGTAACTTTTTCGGTGCACTCGTCTGTGCTGCAGTCTCGATCTTGGAAGATGGAGTTCAGCAGTAAGACGTCGTCGACCTGTGTTGGGTCGTAGTAAACAGTGGCGTTGCCTGTGGTGTTGCGGACGCCAGCAACGTAGGACCGATCAAATTCTTCCAGGCAGGTAACGTCAATAGCTCCCCGCTGGACAGTCAAAGACCAGTTACGGATTTTGGCTAGACCCCTAGACCCATACTTCAGTTGACCGTCTGCACCAGTAAGAATCATGGTTCGATTTCCAGACGACCGACAAGGTTTACAGTGACTCGGGAAAGATTTGGTTGAACCGATTGGATGCTCGGTTCACGCTCCCACCTCCATTCTAAATACTCGGGATTGAGCTTCCCCTCAAGCACCTCGTCAGTCAAGAATACGGTTGGTGGTAGAAAAATTTGCTCCAGCGTTCCAAACGACTCGTACCAGAGATCGAAAATTTGACCCGCAGTAGTGTTATCGACAAGAAATTCAAGGTCTAGCCGTGAATCAAAAGCTTTGCTGCCGTAAAGGCGGGTCGTACCAGCGCCGCTGATTGAGTTGAATCGGCGTGTAGGGAACTGACCAGCAGTAAATTGCCGGGAAACTGGGCAGATGTCTGGGAAAATAGCCATTAGATCTCGCCCTCAATGAACCAGTTCGCTGGGTCGTCAAAACCTTCTGCTATAAGGCTAATGCCTGCTTCGTTGGTGGGGAAGAATGTTGCTTGAACCTGTATGTTGCCATCTTCATCAAACGAAAGGGATTGAGCTTTGTATGTCTGGGTCGTAGCTGTTGTGTCGCGTAGACAGAAGACCGATCCAGCTGGTGCTGCCTTGCCCTCTTCAACGGTGATCGTGGTTTCTCGCAGAGTTCTGCCGTCCCAAAGTAGTACAGGGTATGTTCCATCTCTTAGGGGAGGCCATGCTGTTACTTCACCCGTGGAGGTAATGGCACCGTTTTGTGGTTGCTCAAAGTTGACGGTCTCCAAGCCCAGCTTGAACACGCTGCCGATGTCCAATACGTTTTCTGTTGGAGTAGTGGTGAAGCTGACGCTGTGGGTGACTAACCGCTTGGTCCGGCAGATAAACTTCGCAACGTCAATGGCGTGCTTCTGACTGGTAGCGAAGGCACTGGCATCGATCTGTTCCAGTGGTGCGTCT